CTTTAATGGGTAACGCTCCAGCATGGAGAGCAACTATGTCAACAGCTCAAACAGGACTTACAAATAATACAGCAGCATTAGCCGCTTTTGATACAGAAGTTTATGATACTGATGGAGCTTATACAAATACTTCAACAAATTATAAATTTACAGTACCAAGTGGTCAAGCTGGAAAATATTTTATAGGAGCTAACATAAATATAGGTGAAGAAGGAGATAACGCAGATTTACAACAAAAAAGATGTATAATTTATAAAAATGGCTCACAAGTTGCTGAAAGCAGAGATCAATTTTCTTCTGCTGTAATTCAAGGTAGTACAAATAATTTTATTAGTTGTTTTACAGTTCAAAATTTATCAGCAAGTGATTATATTCAAGTATATGGACAAGCTTATAATTCAAATTTTGATCTTCAAACTAGCCTTGCAGAATTTTATGGATTTAAATTAATAGGAGTTTAATTATGTCATTATATACAAATGTTAAATTATATTTAGAAGCAAACAGCAAGACTGTTGCTGAATTTAATAATAATATTTTATTACAAAACGATGGCTCGGGGGATTATATTAAAATATGGAATGTTTCTGGTCTTGCAAAACCTACAGACGATCAATTAAATTCTTATAATTCTGCTGCAACAACAGAAGAAAAAAATAATGTTATAAGAAATACTCGTAAAAATTCCTATGGAGATCTTGGGGACCAGCTAGACGAAATTTATAAAAATATAGATGCATGGAAAGCAAGGATTAAAAAAATTAAAGATGATAATCCAAAGGAGTAACCCATGGCACTCACTAAGGTTAATTATAATAGCATAAATGTTACAGCCGCATCAAGCAAGGCAATTAAGTTTAACTCTAGTAACAATGGTTTTGAAACAGGGGATGTTGGCGGTAATTTAATATTATTATCTACACAGACAGCTAGTAGTTCAAGTACAATTTCTTTTACAAGTAATATTGATAGTACCTATAAGGAATATATTTTTAAGTTTTATGATTTAAATCCTGGAACTGATGCATCTTATTTTCAATTTCAAGCAGATACTGGAACTAATACATCATACAATCAAACCATGACAACTACTTGGTTTAATTCTTATCATAATGAAGCTGATAGTGGAACAAATTTAGGTTATAGCACTGGTGATGACCAAGCACAAGGTACATCTTTTCAAAGTATTACAGGATTAATTGGTAATGGTGCTGATGAAAGTGGGGCTGGTATATTACATATTTTTGATCCTAGCAATTCTACATTTACAAAACATTATATGTCAAGAATGCAATACTTAGATAGAAACGATGCAAGTATTGAAATATACAGTGCTGGCTATTTTAATACAACAACAGCTTTAACAAGATTTCAGTTTAAATTTCATCAAGGCAACTTTGATGGAGTTATAAAATTATATGGAGTATTATAGTGGCACTTACTAAATATAATTATAATAGTTTTGATGTAACGCCTGTAGCTAGTACTACATTAGCTTTTAATTCTGCAGGAACTGGTTTAACAACCCTAGCACCTAGTGCTATGACTTTAATTAAAACAATTACAGCTTCATCGGATTCAACTATTAATTTTGTTAATGGTGCATCAGATGTAGTCTTGGATAACACATACCCTATTTATGTTTTTAAATTTATTAATATTCATCCAGGAACTGATGATGCAAATTTATTTATGAAAGCTAGAGATGGAAGCACAAATTATGATGCAACTCAAACTCAAACTTTTTTTATAGCCCATCATAAAGAAGATGATGGGGCTTCTGGATTACAATATCAAACTGGTTCAGATTATTCACAAGTAACAACTGGTGTTCGTATAGCTGAAGGTGTAGGAAATGAAAATGATCAATGTGAAAGTGGAGAACTTTGGCTTTTTAATCCTTCAAGCACAACTTTTGTTAAACATTTTTTTAGTAGATTTTCAAGAATGTATCCTGGAAATGATAGTATGGTAGATGACTTTGTTGGTGGATATTTTAATGTAACGGCAGCAATAGATGCAATTCAATTTTCTATGCATAGTGGAAATATAGATAGTGGCACAATCAAACTCTATGGTATAAAGGATAGTTAATGGCACTTTCTAAATTAAAATATAATAGTTTAAATGTTACAGCTGCAGCTAATAAAGGTATAGGATTTGATTCTGATCCAGATGCATTACAAGCTGATTATACTGGTGGGTCTATAATTTTTATTAAAAAAATTACAGCTAGTTCTAGTAGTACTGTATCTTTTGTTGACGGGACTAGTTCAGTTGTTTTAGATAATACCTATAAAGAATATCTATTTACTTTTAATAATATTCACCCAGCTACAGATGGAGCACAATTAACTATAAATGGTAGTGCAGATAGTGGTTCAAATTATAATGTAACTAAAACTACAACTGTATTTTCAGCACAGCATAATGAAGATGATAATGATACAAACTTAGTATATGGTAGTGATAAAGATATGGCCCAAGGCACAGGGGCTGCAATAATATCTTTTAATTCAGGTAATGATAACGATCAATGTACTGGTGGATATTTACATCTATTCAACCCATCTTCTACAGTATTTGTTAAGCATTTTATATCCGTAGCAAATACTTATCATAGTGCAAATTACTCAATTAATACTTACGCTGCAGGATATTTTAACACAACTTCAGCGGTAGACGCTATTCAGTTTGCTATGGATAGTGGAAATATAGATGCTGGAGATATTTGTTTATATGGAATTAATTAATATGGTAGATAATAAAAAAGGAGAACAACCGTGTATATAGGAAAAACACCCACAGTAGGTAACTTCCAAGTCTGTGATGCGATATCAGTCGTAAATGGGCAGGCAGCATATACCTTACAAGTAGGGGGCGTAAATTTTGCCCCAGAATCAGCTAATCATATGCTGGTTAGTCTAAATGGAGTATTACAAAAACCAGGTAGTTCATATACTATTTCTGGTAGTACCCTGACCTTTGCCTCGAATTTGGCGACAGGGGACTCGATTGACTTTATTCAAATATTAGGTAACGTGCTCGACATCGGGACACCTTCAGACAATACGATTGCAACAGCTAAAATTGTAGATGATGCAATAACAGCAGCTAAAATTAATGATGATATTATTTCTGGTACTACAGCTTTAACAGCTACACCCGCAGATACTGATGAAGTATTAGTATCTGATGCAGGTACTCTTAAAAGAGTTGACTATTCTTTAATTAAAAGCATTAAACAAATTGTTGTTCAAAATTATGGAACAGAAACTAATGTATCAAATACAAGTTATGCTGATACTAATATAACAGCTGATATAACTCCAGCGTCTACTGCAAATAAAGTGTTAGTTATAGCTTCACCAAATAGTGATGGATATGTAAATGTAAGTACTTACAGGCAATTTTTTTTAAGATTACTTAGAGATTCAACTGAATTAATGAATAAACAAATTCATATAGGTGCAGATAAAAATCCTACAAATGATTATGTGTATGGTTCTATTGATGGAACTATGGTTTATCTTGACTCACCTTCAAGCACAAGTGCATTAACTTATAAACTTCAAGCTAAAGTTAGTAGTACGGCAAATAATTGTAATGTAAGAATTAACGGAGATAATTCTGCTGGTGGAGCAGAAAGCACATTAACTTTAATAGAGGTATCTGTATAATGATAAAAGTAACTGAAGCAATACAAGCAATAAATTCAAATGCTAAATATAAAATAGTAGGAAATGATATAGATACTTGTGAAATAGAATGGTTTGATACAACAGCAATTTCTAAATCAGATATAAAAGCAAAAATGGCAGAATTAAAAACTGCTTATGATAATTTAGCTTATGCAAGAGCAAGAGCTGTTGCCTACCCATCTTTACAAGAATTTGCAGAAGCTTATTGTGAAAAAGAAATAGGTGGTAGTTCTACAAAATGGGATGCCTATAAAACAGCATACAATAAAGTTAGATCAGATAATCCAAAGGAGTAATCAATGTCTATAATAACACTTAACAACAGGGCAATTAACAGATCAGATACAGCAGTTTCAGGAGAAGTTTTTACAGCTACATCTGCAACGGCATCAGATTATCAAGCACCTGGAATGGATAAATTAGCATCAACAGCAGTATCAAGTGATGTTGGCTCTGTCACATTTGATGTCAACCATAATAACGATAGTAAATTTAATAACTATTCACACTATATACTCTATATAGCAAATTTTTTAGGTGATGGTTCTGATGGAGAATTAAAATTTAGAATTGGGGTATCTGATTCATCTGATATTAAAACAGCAGATTATATGAATCAACTTTTTCAATACAAACCAAACTCTGGTAATACAATTATTGCTGGTGCTGATACTAATGCAGGAGATATTAGAATGGGTAATGATGTAGATTTTGATAATTCATCAAGACCAATGTTTGGTGAAGTTCATTTTTATAGAAAAGGAAATGTAGGCTCTTCTTATAAACCAGCAGCTTATGGATTTTTCTATGCAGAAAATACAAATGGATATTTTGGAACATGGCATTTTCATGGAAGTTATGAAGTTGCTGTTGATACTAATTATGTTCAAATTGTTCCAAGCACAGGCAATATAGCCAAAGGTGAATTTACATTATTTGGAGTGAGAAATACATAATGAAAAAATTAATAGTTACAAGACAGGGTAGTCAACTTGTTGACATGACACCTGAAGAAGAAGCATTAAAATTAAAAGAAGAAAAAGATTATTTGGCATCAAGACCAAGTGAATTTGATATTGCTATAGGAAATTTAAGAGAGAAAAGAAATAGACTTTTAACTGAAACAGATTTTTATGCTTTATCAGATGTAACTATGTCTGATGATATGAAAACTTACAGACAAGAATTAAGAGATCTTCCAAGCGGTAAAGATACTGTTGATAAATGTAATAATGCTACTTTTCCAACTAAACCATAAGGAGAAAAATAATGCCAAGATATCATAATATAAACGGTAATAAGGTTCAATTCACCGCTGAAGAAGAAACAGCTAGAGATGCTGAAGAAAAAGCATGGGCTGATGGTGCTGTAGGAAGAGCTCAGGCTAACCTAAGAACTAAAAGAAACAGACTTTTACAAGAATCTGATTGGGAAATTACATCAGAATTAGAAAAAGGAAATGCTATTTCTAGTGACATGAAAAAATATCGTCAAGATCTTAGAGACTTACCTGCAGGTAAAGACACAGTTGCTAAATGTGAAAATGCTACATGGCCTACTAAGCCCTAATGGCAAAAAAATTTAAGGCATATGTTGAAAGATCTAAGCCTAAAAAAAGACCACGAGTTCATAAAAAAAATTTAAATAAACAAGAAAAACGAGCACAAAAAAA